TTTTTGTTCTCTTAAAAACGATGGAACGTATTGCGAATATCGATAATTTGACATCGTTAATTGACCTGTGTATCGCTAATTTTAAAAACGTTTGATACTGAATGATAGATCTTATTTACTCCACCCATTACTATCATAATGTCTATTACATAACTTCTCTCTTTAGTGAGGTTTGATGTATCAAGTGTAAAATACATACCGGTGCCATCGCTACTTACTCTTGTAGAACTATATTTTTCATCAAATGCTATAGCAACTTCATTTGTCGTAATATCTCTAACTTGATAATAAGTTTTTCTAATAACAGAACTTGGTAACTCTACAGGTCGTTTTACTAATTTAATTGCAGGACTTATGTAATCGAATATGTTTAAACGAATCTGTACTTTTTCATTTGAACGATGAAGAGAATTTATACCATTTGTCGATAAAACATAATTTTTAAAATCAGTTGCACTTGAAGTTCTTAGGGGTGGGAATACTTCTAACTTGCTTCCTGTAAAGTATCCTATCGAATTATCCAATGAAGACCAAACGGGAGTGAAGGTTATTGAACCTGACTTTTGCAATTCAACATATAGCGTGTTATTTGAAGTTGGAATTGTAAAAGAAGAAGAGTATATGCCGACGTAATAATTTAGTCCATCAAAATGTTGAGAACCGCTAAACGTTAAAGTGTAAGAAGAATTACCAGATACGGCTGTTGTTAATTTAAGCAATATGCTGTTTGTACCGGTTATTTCAGTAAGAGTTGATCCACTTAGTATGTTTGATAATTCACCTTTAGAAAAATTTCTTAAAAATATTGTAGAAGGTTCATCAAATCTTAAATTTAAAGAGTCATCTATCAATGAATCATCATATTTCATAATGATTCTTGGATGTTTAAACTCATCATATGCAGTCCTACTTGCGAAACGTTTTACGAAATATGAGTATGAATCATTTTCTTGAGAAGAATCTAAAGAAATTCTAAATCCGCTATCTGGTATTTCATTTGCTAATGTTGCAGAAATGATCTTAGTTACATTGATTTCTAGATTTTCTTCTCCTGTTATAAAGTGTTGAGTAGCTTTAAAGTCGTTAATTAAAGACGACGCAGTTATATAATCGCAAATTTCCGTCGCGCCGCCGGCGGAGGAGGCGCCTAAAGAAACCCAAGGTGCATTAAACGAAGCTGAAACATAATTGCAAGAATCAAAATCCGAATAGTACACGACGTCACGGCCTAATCCTTCGTTAAATGATTTAGAAAGAGGGTAAACAGATACATCAAAATTAGAAGGAGTCGTTTGCCCGCCATACACATCAAATAATTTTAGTGTGCAATTAAAGCTGCTGTTGTTGACATTGATAGAATTTGAATAAATTAAGTCTTTAATTGGTTGTAAATCAAAATGAACTAATAATCTGCTAAGTTCTAAATTTTTGACTCCATTGTTATCGAACGTAACTCCATAAAGTTTAAATAAATCTAATGAGCCTGCAGAACCTACGTTCGAACCAGTTCGAAATGATCCAGAACTAGCTATTTTTATAAACCTATTTGTTAGGTAAGCATCTTTGTCTGCTTTTAGAATTTTGTACATATTACAAAGATGTCCTTCCTATTATGTTTATCTCTGGATATTTGAATTCAAACATGCCACCAATGGGTGGATACAAAATTCCTTTTCTAGTATTGCTTTTAATATCATGAAAATAATTGCTATATTCAAGACTATTAATATTTCCAGACAAATTCTTGAATTGCAAATTATTAACAGATATAACACCTTGCGTTCTAAAAATTAAATTTTGTATATCTGATATTACGATGGGTTGATCAATAGAAAAATTCTTTGTTTCAAATTGAAATATAAGATTTCTCAAAATGTTTTGAATGATTATTTGAGAGTTTAAAGAAGGATCAGAGACTACATCAAAGTTAAATTCTAGATTTACAATTGGAACGTCAAGAATTTCTATCGCATCCGTTATCATTCTATACGGAGTTAGATACTTTCTAAGATTTTCTTTTAACGTATCTGAAGCATGAACTAATTTAGAATCTTGATCTCTACAAATAACGTGTAATTGAGTTACAATCGGATTGTTTGGATTTGAACGAGCAGCTGCTCTAAATACCCTTCCAAAATTAGAAGGTAGTGAATATACTCTTGCCAACAAGTCTTCTCTTGTTACAATTCTTTCTTGAGAATTTCTTGCGCTTGGTATTAGCGATTTTAGCTCATTAATTGTAGGCGAATCTTCGCCACCGACAGCTTGTTCTCTATTCGATACCCCTATGCTACTTCTAACAGATGATATTACGTCTATAGAAGGGTTATTAGGAAAAGTTATAACTAAAGTTTGAATCGCGTTGATTGTATCTGGTGGCGCGTTGTGAGACAATCCACCTCCATAACGATACGTTACTGATAACGTAGAATTTGCAGAATATATTCCTAACGTTCTTGTTTTTAGTAATTGAAGGGGATTAATAGATGTTCTAGAAAATGTCTTTGAATATGGAAAAGATATTGCAAAGTCAGAAGGATCAGGAACTATGTCATCTTCTATGCTAGTGTCATCTCCTCCTCCTAAAATTAATGTTACTGTTCTAGTAGATAAATCAGTCGAAGTTACAAATCTATAAGGAGCAGGAATAACTTTTAATGCTTCTGATATTTCTTGAGAATCTTTTGCTAAATTTAAGACATTTTTGTAAACGACATCATCAGTCAACGAGTTAACTTCGTAATAAACATTACCTAAACTATCATAAACGTTTATTATATCGGTTACGTTTGATTCAGATAATCTTACTGATCTAAATGGGATAAAAGAGCCTAGTCCAAACGTTTCGGTCGTCTCAGTTCCAGAAATGCATGGTCCGCTTGCTGCTAATAGAAAGCTTAATGGGACTCCACTTTCTGTTCTTCTTCCAACTTTTACTTCAGCGGCGTAATTTCCATCAGCCCTCTTTTTAGAAAAATCTATATCTGATAAAAGGTTAAATGCAATATTATTTATAGAAACAAATATAGTGCCTGCTTTAATTACAGGTAAAGAAGATGAAGAAACAGCTACTTTTGAATTGTTAAACGCCGCCGGAACTTCGATAAAAACAGTCACATCAACTACGGCAGGAGAAGCTCCAACTATTTTTGTTCCGGATGTTCTAATTAGTCTTTCTATATTTTTTGTTTCAATCGCAGTTTCTGGATCTAACTCATTATATTGATGATCCAAATAAAACGACATGGTATCGCCTGCATAAGCAGCTAAATCTAAAAACATTCCTCCCAAAGAAGTTTCTGAAAAGTCTTGTATTTTATCCGGATAATATAACCTAGCATAATTCAACAATTGTGTTCTAAAAGAATCGAAATCTTTTGCAAGATAATTTCGAGTTCTAAATTGTGTTAAGTTACTTTTTGCCATTTTATACTCACTTTTATTATCAAAATTATATTACATATAATGATATCTGAAGAGCTTTATTTTCTATATTCAACTGTGGGACGCTATAAGTTATTGTTATTCTTACAAGTCCTAAATTTCTATTATTTTCATCGATATCTGAAATAAAGTCATTTAGTACTATAAAAGGCATCCACGTACTTACTGCATCTCTTATTCTAGTTATTGCTTGTTCGTCAAATTCTTCGGTCGTCGAAATTTCTGAAGTTAATTCTTGCAAGTTTGCGCCAAAATAGTAAAATCCGACTCTTTCGCCCCAATTTGTTAAAAGTAGATTTTTTACATTGTCTTGAATTTGTTCTTCTGCGGTATAATTCATCGCTAGAAGATTTTCTGCGTCAAGCCTTAATGGAGTTTTTATCCCTATAGGTAAAGGTGTAGCTTTCACTATTTCTTTAGAAATTTGTGTGTTAGTTTTACCTGAACTTGTAAAGCTATATGTACCCATGGCTTACGACGTTAAATATTGATTTGTCGTTAAATCGTTGCCAATTTAAATGAATACTTCTTCTAGTCCTTTTCCAAAGTTTTTATTAACTTTTTTCCCTCTGTACTGTTTTTCTGAAGGAGCCGGATTTGCTCTATAAATTAATTCTAATTTTTTGAATGAAAGATTTTCGTCTATTGTCGTTCTGCCGGCTTGGAAATGCATATGATCTTCATGTATCTTTGCTGGAGTAAATATACCAGGGCCTGTAAACCACTTTAGCTTGCTATATTTGTCTATATGCCCAACATTCCATTGGTTTCCAAATTTTTCTATTGCCCATAACTCAAATTCTTTGTATATTTTACTTCCAATTAAAATACTTCTATAAGGAATTAGTTTTTGTCCATCATCGGTCCAAGGAAGCAAGCGGCCTTTTTCAATCAGACTAATTTGCCATTCATGAAACAACCATCTTCCTATTTCATACATCGCAGCAAAATCATGCGTAAGTTTACCTTCTATTCTATAAGGTTCGCCTGCCCCGCCTGCACATTTAAATGGAGATAAATTCGAAAATTCTTTAATTTCAGTTGCGTTATTATTCTCGATTCCTGACATCCAATTTCCAGCTTTATCTCGCATAGGATATGCCATATCAAATGCAGTACCACCATGAGTTTCAGACCAGGGGTTGATTCTCCACCCTGACCCCTTAGGAATTGACTGTCCTTGTGGACCAACGAACGCATTACCTGTAATGTTTCCAACTTCAAGAGTTACTGAATCTTCATTATTAGATTTTCTATAGCTTTTATCATTGTACATGTGTTCAGATAAAGCATAGATCGTCTCTAACGCGTAATTGTCTCCATAAGACATATTTCTGCTTGGGAATAAAATAACCATATTTTTTTCATTAGATTGAAGTTTATAAAGATTATTTTTTAAAGCTTCTCTATCTAACTTTGTCTCAGATCCTGGAATGTCTGCTACGGTTACGTAACCTTTTATTGCTCCAAGCTCTTTTAATAATTTTGTTGCTCCAACAGTTGTAGCAGCCGTCCGCGCGGCCATGGCTTCGCTTGCTAATGTTAAAGCTACATTTAAATCTGCTATATACCCTATCGGATCAGAAGTTATTGGTTGGGTTAACGGTTTTACGACGGTTTCTAATATTTGCTTTGCAGTATCAAAAAGCTTATTTGGTGTAAAGCTTGCCCACCATGAAGGATCCTTGGTAACTATGTCTAATTGCGCTTGAGCTATTGGAAGCGCATTAATAAATGCTAAATTAAATCCTTCCTGACTAGGATAATTAGGTGTTCCACCTCCTCCCCAAGCTGATTTGCCCGTTGTTGATAAAATTTTTATCTCTGGATAAACGGGGGCTGGAGCTACAGGAGGCGGTTTTACTAAATTTGATAAGTTAGATAAAAAATCAGGGATATCATTTGGTTTTATATTTAGCAATGCGGGTATAGATGCTTGAGGAACAGCAAATGAAGCGATAATTGTCGCCAAATCTAAAGGAGGCTCTTTTATTTTTAAAGCAGCAGCTACCCCGCTAGGATCAAAAACTGGTATCGTTGATAACGGC